CTTACACATCTTACGCAGTGCGACATTCCAAGGGGATAAAAACTTTTCCCCTTGTCCTCTTGGTTGCATGAGGGGAGGCACATACACCACTCCTCTTATGTGATGTAAATGCTCCCAGAATAACAAGTCCAAATCGGGTGCAAAAACAGTTTTTACCATCTTAGATTTCTGCCGTAGCATAACATCCGATATGGCCCCGTAATACTCACAACCATTAAGCACTTCGTAACGTATGGGAGATTTAAAGTGGGGGTCACCACCAAAGATCACCCGTGCTTCACTCATGACAGTTGTGCCATTCGATAACACGATATCCAATGCTCCTTGGAGCTCTGATCGTAACACCTGAATGGCATAGGACATGTTGTCCTCCCGACTACCGGCTGAATGGATGCCTAAAATGCAACATCCTATGTCAGCACGTGCCAACAAAGGTATGCCACACATCCCGGTAGTATGCATGTCCCACTGGTACTTGAATACATCTCTGTAATTCAACGTACCCAACAACTTGTCGTCGACTTTAATCTTGTCAATGTACGTGGCCATAGTGGTCGTAGTACCCACCATGGCCATATGCTTGCCTATCCTCTTGTCCTCAGGAAAATGTTTCACAAAATCTCTAAATCTGACGCCATCCAAACTCACTAAGACCAGGTCTTCTTTGAGAACAGGACAGTCGCCCAAATTAACAAGCGTGTCGCAAAATTGTCCACCAGCTCCTGGCTGGTATACACGAATTTTGCATGACTCTTCACTTCCGACAAGAGCATGACGGTTCACAATCGCTATGTTACCACACACGCCAAAGCAGTGAGTCCTCACTTGCCGGGATCCGTTACTCACATTGCAAATGCGAAGATTCCGGTTCATGAGGGCTCGAAACTCGTCAAGAGCTCCGGTATACTTTGATGGTTCCACAATTCTTGTGTTCCATATCTGAGTGCCATTGACGGGAACGCGCTTGTATGATTTCCCACACTGTGAGACCTTCTCACGCTCCACGAGCGCATCGACGACCTCACTAGGCGGAAAAGTGGATGACTCTGTAAAAGCTGTCACACCGTCAAGAAAATAGCGTACCGCCATAGAAACGGTCATGAC